AGGTGCCCGCCGGCAGTCTGCCGAACAATGACCGGATGCTCGCGCACCTCGCGCAGTGTCCGCGCTGGTCGAAGGTGAAGCGGCACGCACTGCGCGGATGGGTCGAGTGCGCCGACGGTCGGCTCTATCACCCTGTCGTGTGCGAGAAGGCGCTCGAAGCCTGGCTGAGCAAGCTCTCCGAACGTCTCGGAGCTGCGGAGGGCAATGCGAAGCGGTGGGGAACTGGCTTCGATCCTGCGCCGTACCTCGCCGAAATTCGCGAGGCTGCCGAGAAGCTGCGCGCATTGAATCCGCACTCGAAAGCGCTCGCCAAGAAGCAACTCACGAAGGCGGTGAAATCATCGCCCCCCGAGTCGCCCCCTGATTCGGGTAGCGAATCGCCACCCGATTCGGGGGACGATAGTCGCGAGGATCGTAAGAGACAGTATAAGGGACAGGGACAGGGAGATATATATCACTCTCACACACACACGCGCGCGTGCGCGCGCGAAGACAGCACGACCCCCCCGAATCCCGCCCACCATCCCGGCGTCATCGACTGCGGCACCAACCTGACCCGCTCGGCCGAGGAGATGCGCGGGCCGCTCGATGCGTGGCGTGACGTACCGGGCATCAGCGCCGAGGCCTTCGTGCGCTGGATCGTGCACGTCGAGAGCCTGGGCCGGCCGATGCACGCGGCGATGCGGCTCGGGCAGGCCAAGCGTCTGGCCGGCGAGGGCGATGCGGCCGCGCAGGGCGAGATCGTCGAGTTCTGCATCGCGCAGGGTTACCGCTCGCTCATCCCGCTCGCCGATGTGCGTGCCCGCACGCAGGGACTGACGCGCACCGGACCCATAGCCGCGCGCAGGCCGTACCGCCGCGCGCCGACGACCGAGGAGCTGGAAGCAAGGGAGGCCGCCCGTGCAGGCGAGTGATCGCGCAGAGTTCGAGACGATCCTCGAGGAGCTGTTCGCCGCTTTCGACAAGCCCTTGACCGACGCCAAGCGCGAAGCGTTCTGGAAGGGCCTGCAGCGCATGACGCTGGTCGAATTCGCCCGGTGTCGCGACTTGCTGCTCGAGGAGCTCAGCGACGGCGAGCCGCGCCGCACGTTCGCCGTGTCCGACGTGTGGGCCGCGCGGCATAGGCTCCGTGCTCGCTCTGCGCAGCCGATTGCCGAGCGCTCCTCGCTCGAAGCCGAGATCGCGCGCCTGACGCAAGTTGATCAGCCGAAGCGCGCCGCAGAGTTCGCGGCCGCTGTCCGCCGCTCCGTCGAGTCCTGGGAGGAGGCGCGTGCCCGAGATCCCATCGGCACGCAGTGGTTGCTGCTCGACGCCTATGTCGCCCGCGTTGACGTCGAGGAGCCGTCATCGTCACCGATTCGCGCAGAGCGCCTGGCTTGGGCTAGGACCGTCTGCCAGCGGCTGCTCACCGAGTGCGGCATGGACTACGTCGCACAGGATCCGCGTCGTATGCGTGTGGTCAGCCTACTGCTCGGTGCCAGTGCGTACCAGCAAGCCGTCGCCGCCTGGCATGAGCTGTTCGCGCGGAAAGGATCGGAAATAAAAACCCAGGAGGCCGCATGACCCCGCTCGAGCAGGAGCTCTGGCTCGCCCGGCGCCTGCGAGAGCACGGCGCGCGCATCACGGACGGTGTCACCACGCGCGAGGAACGCCGCGAGCGCATGCGCGCAGCGATCCTCGAGAACGGCCTCGCGAGCGTCGTGCTCGGCCGCGGCAAGTCAGGCAAGCCCATGACCTACGCGCAGGCATTCGAGGCGCTCTACAGCGAGCCGCTCGAGGCGAAATCCGCCACCACCTCCGCGCCGTTGCCGTCGAGTCAACGGGTGCGGCAGGTCGCGATGTGGGAGGGCGCGTCATGATCATCCTCGGCTTCGATGTCGGCGTCGAAGGCGCTGTCGCGGCGCTCGACGGCCGCACAGGCGAGCTCGTCGGCGTGCGTGATCTGCCGGTCATGCGCGATCGCTCGACCGCCTGGATCGACGGTGGCGAACTGCTGCTCATGCTCGGCGAGCTGCGCGACGGTCGGCCTGCGCGCGCCTACGTCGAGCGCTTGCAGGCAATGCCCCGTGCAATGGGCGGTGCGCATACCGCGATTTCGCGCGGCCTCACGCTCGGCTCGATCCTCGCGACGCTCTCCATCGCCGGCATCGGCGTCGAGCTTGTGACGCCCGCAGTCTGGAAGCGGTCGCTCGGACTTCTGCAGCCGAAGGCGACGCCCACCGCGCGCAAGCGCGAATCGCTCGACCGCGCTCGCCTGCTCTATCCGACCGCCGCACTCGACCGCGCGAAGGACCACAACCGCGCCGAGGCACTCCTGATTGCCCATTGGGGGCTGCGCGAGTGGCGAGGGGACATCACCACCGCTGCCGCGTAATGACCTGCTCTACTGTGGAGGCTCAGCATGAGAACGATCACGGGAATTCTCACAGCGCTCTACTGCGCCATCCGCGCGTGGTATCGCGGCTCGATCGAGCGACAGCGTCGCGCGGTCGAGGAGGACGCGCGCCGGCTCGGCGGTGCGGTCACATGGCACGACGACGAGGTGAACGCGTAACCGTGAGCGCGTATCGCAAACTCAAGCCGGCGCAGCGCGCGCTGTGTCAACAACTCAACTGGTACGTCCGGCACGGGATACTGCCGGAGGACGATCTGCGCGCGTTCCGCAGCGACCTGTACGCGGGGATCAAGCCGTGATTGGACGATGGTTTTCATCAACACAGGAGAGACGACGATGGGGCCGTGTTACGGCGTGATTGGCGGAGCGATGATTGCGAACGAATCGCGTGAGAGCACGATGCTGGAATTGCATCTCGACCAGCTCGTGCGGCTGCGCGGCATTCTGGTCGAGACACTGGAGCGCTCCAGGCGGTGCGCGGATCGCCTGCTCGGCGCGGAACCCCCGCAGTTGGCGAGGGGCGATGGCGCATCGCCCGCCGATCTGCCGCTGTGCCGCAAGATCGAGATGGCCGGAGATGATCTCTATCAGCTTGCGGACCTGCTGCATCAGCAGGTCTTGCGGCTCGAGCGGCTCTGAGGCGCGTCGTGACATCGCTCCTCTCGATCCTGCAGCGCTGGTGGACCTGGCTGTGGCTCGGGTCTGACCTGGAGACGGCTCGCAGGATCGCGAAGGAGCGTGTCCGCGCGCTCGGGGGCGAAGTGCAATGGCCGCGCGGCGGATCGCGCGGCAGTGGAGGAACGGATCGATGCGATATCTGAATCTGATCGTGGTGATGGTACTGGCGTGTCAGTGCGTGCACGCAGCTACCGTCACGATCACATGGGATCATCCCACGCAGTACGTGGACGGCACACCGCTTCCGAGTGGTGCACTCACTGCGACTCGGATCGAGTGGGGGACGTGCAACGGCACGTCATTCGGCACGCGCGCAGGCGAGAGGATCGTGCCGTATCCGGCTGCGACGACGACGATTGATCTCGCACCAGGTACGCACTGCATCCGCGCCTACTCTCGCACGGCGAGCGCGGAATCCTCGCCCACGAACACACTCGTGCACACGGTGCTGCCGCCCGCGCCGCAGCCGCCCAGCAATCTCCGTGTGTCAGCGCAGACGGTCTACACGTCGGTCAAGCGGACGGATCGTCTGGTGATGCTGCCGGTGGGTACTGTGCCTGCTGAGACGGGTTGTATTCCGACGGAGGGTGTGATCGCAGGCGGTGTCACCTACTACGCGGTGCCGAGGGCCGCGGTGCGATGGTCAGGCTCTGTCCGCCCGGATGCGGTGTATGCGATCTGCTCATGATCCGGCGACTGTGGTGGTGGTTGCTCGAACTGTTCGGCCGTGATCGGCCGCGACAACTGAAGGAGCTGAAGGTATGGCGAATGTAAGGGTGAGGTGGCAGCTGCCGACCACGCGTGAGAGTGGCCGGCCGCTTCCGATCAGCGAGATCCAGGGCGTCGAGATCGCGCTGTCCGCGGATGGCGGACAGAACTTCGCCGTGCTCGATACATTCGCGCCGTCCGTACTCGAGACGACGATCACTGAGTTGGAGGACGGCGAGTGGCACGTGCGCGGCGTGGTCGTCGCAGGCAAGCGGTCTCAGCCGGTGATTCGCTCGATCGTGATCGACACCAGTGCGCCCTCGTCGTTGTCTGAGTTGACGTTGCAGCTGGAATGAGGCGCGGCCTACCGTGAGCGCGTATCGCAAGCTCAAGCCGGCGCAGCGTCGCTTCGTCGATCTCATCGTCCAGGGCAAGAAGGGCACCGAGGCGATGCGCGAGATTCGCCCGCACCTGAAGCGCCCCGAGGTGCTCGCATCGAAGTGGCGAGCGTTGCCGCAGGTGCAGGCCGCGATCGAGGAGCGCGAGGAGGAGGCAATCCGCGAGGCCGGTATCACCTCGTTCCTGATCCTGCAGGAGCTCGGGCGGGTCGCGCGCTTCGATCCGGCGCGGCTATTTGCCGAGGACGGGAGCCTGAAGCCCATCCACGAGCTCGACGAGGATACGCGCGCGGCCATCGCCAGCATCGAGGTCGAAGAGCTCGGAGCCGATCGCGAGGAGCAGGCGCAGTTTCGGCGACTGCGCAAGGTGCGCCACTGGAACAAGGTCGAGGCGCTGAAGCTCCTCGGTCAGTACCGACGGCTGTTTGCCGAGCGACACGAGCACTCCGCACCGGGTGGCGGACCCATTGAGCTCACGCATCGCCATGAGCTCACGGATGAGCAGCTGCTCGAGATCGCCTCGCGCGGGCGGCGAGGGCAGGAGGCGTGACGGTGGCCGCGGTCATCGACATGACGCCCGAACTTGCCGCCGCAGAGCTCCTGCGCCGGCGCCGCGCGCGCACGAGCCTCGTGCACTACGCGCAGGCGATCGAGATTCCCGGCGCGCCCGTGAGTGATGATCCCGACGAGGCGCTCTTTCGGCCCATCGAGACCACGCTCGCGCGCCATCACATCGTGATGCTCGAGGCGATCCAGCGCACGATGGAGCGGCCGCGCGGGCGGCTCATGATCTTCGCCCCACCGGGCAGCGCGAAATCGACCTACGTGAGTGTTGTCGGCACGACCTGGGCTATGGGCCGCTGGCCCGGTCACCGGATCATTCTCACCAGCTACAGCGCCGGCATCGCGCGCAAGCAGAGCCGGCGTGCGCGTCAGGTGGTGCGCAGCAGCGCGTATCGCTCGATCTGGCCCGAGATGCCCGCGCTGAGCTCTGACAGCAGCGCGGTCGATGAGTGGGCGCTCTCGAATGGCTCGGAGTTCATGGCAGCGGGTCTGCTCGGTGGCATCACGGGCAATCGCGCCGAAGGGATTGTGATCGACGATCCGGTCGCCGGTCGCGAAGAGGCCGACTCACAGACGATGCGCGACAAGACCGACGATGCGTATCGCGACGATCTCATGATGCGCGTGGGCCCGCGGACGTGGGTGATCCTGATTCAGACCCGCTGGCACGAGGACGATCTCGCCGGTCGGATCCTGCCCGACGACTACGACGGACGTTCCGGGATTATCCGCTGCCGCGACGGGCAGGATTGGGAGGTCCTGTGCATTCCGGCCAAAGCCGAGCGCCGCGACGATCCGCTCGGGCGCACAGTGGGCGAGTACCTCTGGCCCGAGTGGTTCCCGCGCGAGCACTGGACCAGCGTCGAGAACGACCCGCGCTCGGCGCGCACCTGGTCGGCGCTCATGCAGCAGCGGCCGGCGCCGGACTCGGGCACGCAGTTCAGGCGCGAGTGGTTCCACTGGTACGACCCGCAGGAACTGCCGAAGAGCCTGCGCATCTACGGCGCGAGCGACTACGCCGTAACCGAGGATGAGGAGAACGACTTCACCGAGCACGGCGTGGTGGGTATGGACGAGCGCGGCGATCTCTGGTTCCTCGACTGGTGGTACGACCAGGTCGAAACGGATCAGAGCATCGCGGCCTTCATCGCGCTGGTGCAGCAGTGGCGCCCCGTGCAGTGGTGGAACGAGGGCGGTGTCATCGACAAGGCCGTCAAGCCCGCCATCAATCGCGCGATGCGCGAGGCACGCACGTTCGTCACGATCGAGCCGCTGCCGAGCATCCAGGACAAGACGGCGAAGGTGCGCTCGTTCCGCGCGCGCGCATCTGCCCGCACCGTCCATCTGCCGCGCAACAAGCCGTGGGCCGCTCGCCTCCTCGATCAGCTCGTCGCATTCCCGGCCGGCCGCTTTGACGACGGCGTCGATGTGTGCGGACTCATCGGCCGCGGCATCGATCGCATGGCCGAGGCGAGCCGGCCGCCTGAGGCCGAGCCGCGCGGCATCAAGCCGTTCACCGAGGAATGGCTGATGACTGATGAAACAGAGGAGCGCCCGCAGCCCCGGTATCGCTGACGGCACCAGTATCGCCGACGATCGCATACGGATGACGACGAGGTAACGCTGACATGGCAGACAACGACATCGCGGGCGCCGAGGGTTCCGATCCACACGGCGCGCCGCACGAGGAGCAGGCCGAGTACAACGCGGAGCTCGAGCGGCGCGAGGTGAAGCAACTCCTTGAGAGCTACGAACAGGCGCGCAAGTTCGATAAGGCTGCCCGCAAGCAGTATGCCGTCGATCGGCGCTACGCGGCCGGCACGGCCGATCTCACCTGGGCGGTCTCGACGAACCTCATCGGCTCGTACATCGAGGTGCTGGTGAGCTATCTGTACGCGCGCAACCCGGACGTCAGCGTGCGCCCGGCCGAGCACGTCGCGGCGGACCCGCGCACGCGCGCCCAGGCGATCCGCGCGAGGGTCGAGAACGAGGTCCAGCAGACGGCCTCGCTCACGGGCCTGCCCGCGCCGCCGGAGTTCATCGCGCAGGAGATCGAGCGTCGCACGGCCGAGGAGATCCGCAAGGCCGATGAAGCCGAGCAAGTGCGCAAGGCTGAGATGGCCGCCTTCGCCAAGACGCTCGAGCTCGTGATCGCTAGACTCTGGAAGGCCGGCAAGTTGAAGCACGCTGCGAAGAAAATCGTCCGCAGCGCCCTCTCAGTCGGTCCGGGCTGGCTCAAGGTGATCTTCGTCACTGACAAGCGTCGCGACCCGCAGATCGAGGCTGCGCTGAACGATGCGCGCGACAACCTCGCGCGGCTCGAGGCCAAGCAGAAGGAGATCGCCGCAGGCGAGGCGAAGGATACGGAGCTTGCCCAACGGGAGCTTGAGCACTTGATCCGCGGCCTCGAGGCGAAGGTCGAGGTCATCGTGCGCAAGGGGCTCGCGATCGACTTCTGCGCGGCTGAGGACGTGCAGGTCAGCCTCGACGTGCGATATCTCGAGGACTATCTCGAGGCAGGCTGGATCGGCAATGCCATCTACAAGCCGAAGTCCGAGCTCGCGGAGCTCTTTCCGCGGCTGACCCCGGAGAAGATCAAGAAGGCGACCTGCTACTACCAGCGCAAGCCGAATGATGCGCAAGCGGGCGATCGGCTCGACCAGATGAGCGAGCGCGATGCCGAGCAGTTCGCCACGGCTGCCTCGGGTGGATCTGCCGACGAGCAGGTCGAGTTCGCCAAGATCATCGAGATCTGGGATCGGCGCGACAATCTCATCAAGACGATGGTCGACGGCATCGACTGCTGGGCGCGCGAGCCGTATCCGCCGCCGTACGCCTCGAGCCGCTTCTATCCCTACTTCTACCTCGCCTTCTACGAGACCGACGGCTCGCGTCATCCGCAGTCGCTCTCATGGCGGCTGCGCAAGCTCCAGGACGAGTACGCCTCGACGCGCTCGAACTTCCGCCTCTCGCGTGAGCGGTCCATCCCCGGCGTGATGTTCAACGCCGAGCAGATCGACCCAATCAACGCGCGCAAGCTCGAGCATGGTGTGCAGCAGGAGTTCATCGGCATCAAGACGACGAACCCGAACGTGGACTTCCGCACGCTCTTTGCCGAGAAGCCGATCGCGCGGCTCGATCCGCTGCTCTTCGACGTGCAGCCGATCATGCGCGACATGGAGAAGATCTCCGGCGTGCAGGAATCGCTGCAGGCATCCGTCGTGCAGCCGAAGACGGCGACCGAGGCCGAGATCCAGCAGTCTGGCTTTGCTGCGCGCAGCTCCGCCGCTCGCGATGTGCTCGAGGACATGCTCACAGATCTCGCGCAGTACACGGCGGAGATCGCCCTGCAGGCGCTCACGCTCGAGGACGTGCGGCGCATGGTCGGTCCGGCAGCGTTCTGGCCCGAAGGTATGGACATCGAGGACCTGCTCACCCTCGTCGAGGTGGACATCGAGGCCGGCAGCACCGGCAAGCCGAATACCGCTGCCGAGCGCGAGGCGTGGGCGGTCGCGCTCCCGCTCATCCGCGAGACGATGGTGCAGATCCAGCAGGCGCAGGCGCAGGGCAACATGCCGCTCGCCCAGGCGCTCATCGCACTCTTGCGGGAGACGCTCAACCGCATGGGCGATCGAATCGACGTGGAGAAATTCATTCCGCAGCTGCCCGCACAGCCGGCGATGCCCATCGTGCCGGATGGACTGCTCGCTGCGGGCCTGCCGGTGCCGGCCGTATCCGGCACGCCAATGCCGGCCGCGGCGCCTGGATCGTCGTCGCAACCGGCTCCCCTTGCCTCGCCTGCATCGCCGATCCCTGATGCGGCGATCCCAGAAACCCTTGCGTAGAGGACACCATGGACCCTGAACAGAACGACACCGAGAGCACGGCGAGCACCGAAGGCCAGAGCGCGGGCAGCGGTGAGGCGGATCTTCTGGCCGCGGTGAATGCGGCGATCGACGAGAGCACCCCGCCCAGCACGGCCGCAGGCAAGTCGGACACGCCCGATGGCGTGCCGGGCGAGACGTCGTCAGACGATACCACTGCTGCCTCCGATGAGACGGCCGCAGCCGACACTTCTGCCGGTGACACACAGCAGCGCGCGCGCGATGAGAAGGGCCGCTTCGTCGCGAAGAACCCGGGTGACAAGGGGGCGGGCGAGGGCGAGGCGAAGGCCGAGGGTGAGCAGCCACCTGCGGGCGCCAAGCCCGGCGACACAAAGGCCGATGACAAGAAGGCTGCGGCAGGCGATCCGGTCAACGATCCGATCCCGGACGACGTGAAGGGCCGCACGCGCGAGCGCATGGAGCAGCTCATCTCACGCGTGAAGGAGACGACTGCGGAGCTTGAGCGGGTGAGGATCGATCACCGCGATCTGCTCGGCATCATCCAGGAGACACGGGCAACCCCCGAGCAGTTCCACCAGGCGCTCGAGTACTTGCGCGCGGTGAATTCTGGCGACCCACAGCAGATCCGCCAGGCGCTCAAGACCGTACAGGCCGAGCTGGCCACACTCGCGCGTCTTGTCGGCGAGCCCGTGCCAGGCGTCGACCTCCTCGCCAATCATCCGGATCTCCAGGAGGCAGTGGAGGCCGGCGATCTCAGTGTGGCCCACGCCAACGAGATCGCCGCGGCGCGCGAGGCGCGCGCGCTCGCCTCGAAGAGCAGCGAACAGCACCGGCTGCAGGAGCAGACCGCGCGCGCGATCGAGGAGGGGCGGCAGGCGCTCAACGCGCTCGAGGCGCAGCTGAAAGCCTCCGATCCGGACTACCCGCGAAAGCGCGAGATCCTCGTCGCATCACTGAAGCCCGTGCTGGCGCGGCTGCCACCGTCGCAGTGGGCCGAGGCGTTCAAGTCCGCCTACAACGAGCTCAAGCTCCCACCGGTGAGCACCTCAGCGGGGACCGGCGCGAATCCGCCCGCACCCAGCTCGCAGGCTCCCAGCAGGCCCACGCCGCAGCCGCTGCGCTCGCGCCAGCCGGCCGGCCCGACGGTCAAAGCGCCGAGTTCGTTGCTCGAGGCGATCAACGCGGGCATCGAGCAGGCATCACGGGGGTGAGCGCGCATGAGTGCTCAGTTCACCGACAGCCTCGAGGAGAACTACAACCTCATCTGCGAGGTCGTGCGCGGCATGCCGCCCGATGCGCAAGCCCGGGCGAAGCGCGCGGCGCTCGCCATCGAGCGCACGGTCGAGGCGTTGCGCAAGGACAGCCCGCACGACCCTGCCGTCGCTCTCGGCACCGCGTGGGCGGTCTTCTTCATCGCTCAGAAGCTCGTCGAGGGCGTGAGGGAGGGGACGGAGCGGCCGCTCATCCAGACGCTTTCATGATCCAGTCGCTGTCGTGACGATGAACCGTCGCACACCCTGCAGCCTGTGCGCGAAGGCGCGAAAGCTTCTGCCGCCCGTGGTCCGCAGACCGCTCGAGCGGCTGGAGCAGCGGCGGCTGCGTACGTCGCGCCATGTTGTACCGACTCGAAAGCCACACGGAGAGCCCTGATGAAACTCGTCTCGATGAAGCGAACGAAGCAGGAGAAGAAGGCCGCCAACAAAGCAATCATGCCGGCGGAGGCCGACTCTTATCCGTACGGTCTTCGCATCTCGCTCGATGACGATGCGCTGCAGAAGCTCGGCCTGAAACTGCCGAAGGTCGGCGAGCGCTTCCACATCGAAGCGGTGGCCGAGGTGTGCTCGACGAGCGCTCACGAGAGCAGCGACCACACGGATCGGCGGATGGAGCTGCAGATCCAGAAGCTCGGGCTCACGAAGGAAGCCCGCTCGATGCAAGAAGCGGTCGAGGAAGGCATCGAGGAGGCCAGCGACGACTGAGGCTTGACGGCGGTGGCTCTCCGGTCCTACAGTCCGCCGCGAAAGCCACCTCGCTGGCCTGCTCCCCGCAGGCAATGCCGGCGTCGCGAACCGGTAGCGCTGTTTGAGGCGTCGCGCCCCTCGGGCTTGGAGTTCCGCACCTCGTGTGCGCATCGCCAATTCGTCCCGAGGAGTCACATCCGTGCCTTTCAACCCAGAGCAGTTGGCCTACGCAGGCCGTGCCGCGATCGACTATTTCCTGAAGAACGACCCGATCGACCAGATCAACGTCGAGCGCCCGCTCATCAAGACGCTGATGAGCAAGCGGCAGGACTATGCTGGTGGCCTGCAGTTCGTCGTCGAGCAGCTCCGGTTCAGCAACGACTCGAACTTCCAGTCCTACTTCGGCGACCAGCAGGTCACCTACAACCGCAAGCGCACGCTCCAGCAGGCGAAGTTCGCCTGGGGCGCCTTCCACGATGGGTTCGGCCTGAACGAGGACGAGCTCACGCAGAACGGCATCGTCGTCACCGACGATCGCGACGCGACGCCGACCGATGCCGAGCGCGTGCAGATCACCAACCTGTTCAAGGAGAACATGGAAACCCTGAAGCTGGGTTTCCAAGAAAACTTCGACTTGATGCTGCATCGGGACGGCACCCAGTCGGCCACCGACATCGCTGGTCTCGATCACCTGGTCTCGCTGACGCCAGCCGTCGGCGTCGTCGGCGGCATCGATGCGGCGACGAACACGTGGTGGCGCAACTACGCGCAGACCGCGATCGATCCTGCAGATCTTGTCGATGAAATGGAGATCGCGTGGCGCGAGTGCATCCGTCGCGGCGGCAAGGCGCCGGACCTCATTCTGGCCGGCTCGGACTTCCTCGACGCCTATCGCGTACAGGCATCACTCGCGGTGAACCGCCAGGTCATCCTCGGCGGCAAGGAAGGCAACCAGCGTGCCGCAATGCTCGATGCCGGCATCGGTACGGGCGTCGCCACGGGCCTGTTCTTCAAGGGCGTGGAGATCACGTGGGATCCGGTGTTCGACGAGCTCGACGTGCTCGATGCGCCCACGATTCCGTGGGCGAAGCGTTGCTACTTCGTGAACTCGACGTACCTCAAGCTGCGGCCGATCAAAGGGCACTGGATGGTGCCGCGCAAGCCCCCGCGCGTGTACGACCGCTACGTGCACTACTGGGCGCTGACTGCCAAGGCATCGCTCACCACGGGCAAGCGCAACGCACACGCGGTGCTGAGCATCGCGTAAGGCACAGCCACACCGGAGCGCGCCGCCTCGCGCGGCGCGATCTCTCAACCGAATCTTCAGGAGATGAGTCCATGCGAGCCAAGGTAGTGACTGAGACGGAGCAGGAGCTGACCGATCCCCCGTTCTGCCCGAACTACACCGTGGTCGCGGTGAATGCGACGGGCACGGCCGAGACGCTGCAGTCCGCAGACACACAGATGGGTACGTTCGCCAACATCGCGACCGTGCAGCCGGGCGAGGCCGTCGAGGTCGTGCTCGACAAGCCGTGGGTCAGGCTGGCCGACGCCGGCGCGCTGATCTTGCTGGCGCACTGAGCGCAGACGAACTCAAGCGAATCTCATCGAGCGCGAACGCATCGATCCACCGGGAAACGAGGAGAGTCATCCGTGAAAGCTGAAGTGGTCCATGTCCGCCTCTCCGAGCTGCACACGCAGCAGCTCGTGGTCCCCCCGTGGGAGGTCCCGGTGCTGCAGGCCGTGCACGGCGATGCCGACGTGCAGGTGGTCGGCTCCGTCACGCTCGATCGCGAGCTGCCCGAGCCGACTGCCGAGTACGAACGGCTCGAGCGGCGCTACGGGCGCGACAGCAAGTCCGAACAGGCGTACGTGGCGATGGTGTACGGCCAGTTCGGCGCGGGCATCGCGAACCTCGAGCGCGCCATGCTGGACGCGCACGAGCGAGCACCGAGCGCGAGCGCAGGGCGCGCGGAAACAGGGCGGACGAAGAAGGCCGCGGCCGAGGACTGACCGCCGCGGGGGGGTCTGGGGGACGTTTGGGGCCGGCCTGTCCGGCCCCGGTTTTATCTGAGGCGGGCGATCGAGGAGGGGCGAGGGTGGCCTTTCGAAATCTATTCGACATCTTCGACGCTGGTGAGGTGACGCTGTTCTGGATCGACGGAACCGATCTGTTACTCCGCCCACTGAACGAGTTGCCGGAAGGCATGACCATTGAGGTTGTGGGCGGCGTGATTCAACTGCGCGGTTTGGCTGAGAACGTCGCCGGCGCCGAAGGTACGCGGGTGGCCGGCATAGTGGTGCAACTGCCAGCCGGCACGGTACCAGCCAACACACTTGCGCGTGCGACGTTCGCCAACGCCTCTATTCCCCGCATGAGTGCCGCGTCCACCAATTTCGCGGCCCTAGTGGGCGAACGCATCGCCGGTGGCATTGGAGACAGCTACGTCTACTACGATTTCAACACGGTTATTAGTGTAGTGGGTGATACCGACTTCACCCCAAACCCAGCGGAATTCACTGTCAACGGCGAACACGAAGAGTTCGAAGGGTTGCAGTTCATCTATCATGAGCTGGGAACTTGACATCACATTCGAACTCGATCTCCCGGATAACGGGCCGAGCTTCAACTGCGCTTGCGAGGACGATGCACAGCTCGCCACGCTCGCGGAACTTCGCTCGCGCATCATCGAGCAGCTCGGCTTCGCCTCGCCGGAGGCGATCTCGACCAAGACACTGGGTGCGTTGCGTACGTATCTGCTGCGCCGGCTCGGATTTGCGGCTCAGGCTGCGAATCCGCCGCCCGGAATGAACGATCTCCTCACCGAGTTCATCAACGAAGCGCAGGACATGCTCTGGCGGCTCGGTTACGGTGACCAGACTACCGTTCCCACCGCCATGTCGAGCGAGAACGATGAGTGCACGCTCGACGCGATGGGCATCCAGCTTCTCGCGCTCGCGAACGCGAAGAGTCACTACGGGCAGGACGCAAAGACGATCTTCGAGCAGTTCGCGGCCTATCGGGAGAAGCGGCCACCGGGCCTCAAGCAGATCGTCGACGGCTGCCTCAGGATGGCGCAGGAGCAGCTGTATCGCCGTTACGAAGCCCTGCGCACCGAGCGCTTCTACAAATGGACCATGACGCCCGGGCAGCGCTTCTACGCTATCCGTGGCAACGAGGATAGCTGTCCGGTGAAGCTCGACCCGCAGAAGGTCACCTGGGTTGGCATTCAGGACCCGAACGGCATGTGGCTGCCGCTCATCGAGGGCATCCCGCCTGTGCTCTACACGACGGTAGATCAGCCCGGCACGCCGACACGCTACGAGATCAGGAGCTGCATAGAGGTATTTCCTGCACCGGACAAGCCCTACATTCTGCGCGTGAAAGGGCATTTCGGTCTGTTGCCGTTCAGTTCGGACTCCGACCAGACCACGCTCGACAGCGAGCTCGTCTACCTGTGGGCGGTGGGATTGGCCAAGCAACACTACCGGCAGCCTGACGCCGAGACCTACTTTGCGCAGGCCCGCGCGCACATGGGCAGCCTCGTCGCCGGCGGCCATCATACGGCCCGCTACGTGCCCGGCGCGCGTGAGCTCGTGCCGATGCCAAAACCGATCTTCCTGCCGCTGCTGGAGGATGACTGATGCGCTCAATCCCGCTCACTGTCGTCCAGGGCGGTATACAGCGGCTGCGCACAAAGGGCGGCGCATCGCCCGAGTCGCTCTACGATCTCGTAAACGGCTATATCACTGCTGCACGCACGATACGCGTGCGCCCTGGCACGATCCGTCACGCCACATTGCCTGCGGGCACGAAAGGCCTATGCGCACATCATGGGATGCTCCATGTCTTCTCTCACGAGTCCGTCGAGGTGCCGGAGGGATTCGTGTTGCACGTGCTGGCGCATCCCGAGTCACCGGACGAGAACGGCGATCCAATCCCGCTGTCTGCCGTACACTTCGCCGCGCCCTTCATGGGCTTTCTCTACGTCGTAGCCGAGTTCCAAGGCGGCGACGTGTATCACTACTGGTTGCAAAGCGGCGGCCCGTGGCAGCCGAACCGCGTGTATCGGCACGGCGAGATCGTCGAGCCCACGACGCCGAACGGGCTGGCCTATCAGGCGACGCGTCTCGGCGCAGCGAATCCGAGCTGGGCGCCGAATGTGCCGCGGCAGGTCGGCGATCGCGTCGAGCCGACGACCTACAACGACTTCTTCTACGAGGTCGTCGAGACCTTCGGTTCGGCTCCGCGCTCGGGCACGACGGAACCCGACTGGCCCACGCAAGAGGGTGCGCGCGTGTTTGAGGACGTCGACGGCATCCAGGACGCCACGCCCACCGTGACACAGCCGCCCACGACGCCGCAGCCGGATCCGACGGTGCGCGATCGCTACCGCCGCGGCCAGGAGGAGCCGTAGATGGCTGTGCCTGTCTGGCAGCCCGGAACGCTCTATAGGCCGGGGACGCTCGTCCGTCCACGCACCGCACCTCCGGTCGGCTCGACTCAGCCGGCGAACGCGAACTTCGAGGGCACCGGAGGATGGTCGACGAGCACGCCGTCGATCGCGATTCAGAATCCCGCGCAGTTCCGGTTCGATGGCACCGGGGCAATGGTGTGGGCCGGCACGTTCTACGTCGAGAGCTACGGGACCGGCTATTTCTGGAGCGACACGGCCGTACCAGTGCGCCCTGGGCAGACCATCAACGCGCAGTGCCGCCACCGCCGCGGCACGGACAACTTCGATCGCCAGGGCTGCAAGCTCGGCATCGAGTGGCTGGATGCCTCGCAGGATCCGATCTCCGTCTCGTACGGTGCCCAGATCAACAGCGGTAGAGATGGTCCGTGGTTCACGCTGACGGCGAGCGGGGCCGCACCGGCGAACGCTGCGTTCGCGCGCCTGCGCGTCGACGGCTTCAATCGCAATGACGGCGGCAATCACCCGATGTGGTGGGACGCGTTCACGTGGGACTACGTGTACGCAGCGCCGCCCGAAGGCTTGGTCTTCCGCGCCGTGCAGGCCGAGGCCGGCTTCAGCGGCAACACCGAACCTGCGTGGCCGACGTTGCCGGGTCAGACCGTCGTCGACAACGAGGTCACATGGGAAGCGGTTACGACCTCACGCGTCGTGTGGGAAGCGCACCCGATTCTCGTCTCGGGCGCGACCGAACCCACCTGGCCCACGGCAGTTGGCGCCGAGGTCGCCGACAACACGATCGCCTGGCGCGCGATTTCCCGGCGCATCGAGGATCCGCGCTGCCCGCAATCGAAAGTGGTCGCGATCGCCGCGAGCAAGATCTTCGCCGGCGATAACGACATCATCGCCTTTTCCGCCACTGTCAACCCGCTCGATTGGAGCACGCCTGAGGATGCAGGCTATCTCCCGTTCGGACTGCAGACCTACGGCGCGAACCCCGTGCAGGCGATGGGCCTGTATCGCGGCAACCTCGTCGCCTTCAATTCGATGGGCTTTCAGATGTGGCAGGTCGACGAGGACCCGCAGAACATGGCGCTCCTCGACGCCGTGCCGATCGGCTCGACCTACCACGAGTCGCTGCAGCCAGTGGCGAACGATCTCGTGTTCCTCACCGACCAGGGCATCCGCAACATCGGTATTGCGGGTGCGAGCACGAATCTGCAGGCCGGCGAATTCGGCAAGGCGATCGACCCGCTCGTCCAGGAGGCTCTCGCAACAGGTGCCACGGCACGAGCGCTCTACGTGCCAGCGTTCGGCCAGTACTGGCTGTTCGTCGGCGCGCAGGCCTTCGTGCTCACCATCAACGGCGGTCCGCAGGACATGTCCTGGAGCCGCTATACCTTTCCGGCCGCCATCGACGCCTGGACCATCCTCGATAACGATCTCTACCTCCGCGCCGGCGATCTCATCTGGCGCGTATCGGACGAGGCTCTCGTCGACGACGAGGGCGGCAATGATGTGCCCTTCGAGGGCGAGATCCGCTGGCCCTATCTCGAGCTCGGCGCGCTCGGCCGCTCCAAGCTCCTGCACGGCTTCGACCTCGTGTGTCAGGGCCAGGTCCACGTGTCCTTCGGATTCGATCAGTCGAACGAGGCACTCGCCACTCCCGAATATCCGCTCGACGGCGAGACGCTGCCGGGCGGTGTGATCGCCATGCCCGTCTGTGCGCCGAGTGTGCAGATGCGGCTGCGATTCAGCGGCGGTCAGAAGTGGGAGTGGATGGCCACGTGTCTCTACGTCGACGATCAAACGGGCCGGCCATGACGCAGACGCCGGACATCACAGTCGAACACACGGGCCTCGCGCTCGTGAAGCCACTGCTCGCCGATTACCTCGCTGTCTGCTACCGGCTACCCGAAGACGAGCGCAGACAGTGGAGCGCGTTCAGCGACGGCGGACCATTCGATCCGGAAGCGATGGCGATTCAGCTTGCGGCCTCGCCCGGCCCTCGCTGGGCACTCGTGACATCGCGCGGCGAGCCGATTGCGATCGGTGGTTTCACATGGCTGCGCCCGCGGGTGTGGCAGGACTGGCTGATCTCAACATCTGCAGCATGGACCGATCACTGGCGTACGGTCTCCAAGACCTGCCGGCGGATCATCGATCGGATGCTCGCCACTGAGGCGCGCCGCATTCAATGCGTGGCGCTCGCCGAGCGGACGCGAGCACACGCCTGGTACCGAGTGCTGGGCTATGAGCGCGAAGGGCTGCTGCGTGCGTACGGCGCGCATGGCGAGGATGCGGTGATGTTCGCGCGCGTAGCGCAGATGGAAGAGCGGACGACTGAGGAGCGGGAGCATGGGCAGCAGTAGCGCGACGCGCGCGCAACGTGCCGCCGAGCAGGCCGAGCGGGAGCGGCAGGCGCAGATCCGCGCGGCGACCGCGCGCATCGATCAGATCTTCAGTTCGCCAGAGCGGCAGGCACAGTACCAGGATTTCGTGCACGCCCTGCGCGACTTCTACGTTCAGGATGCCAACCGGCAAAAGGCCGTCGCCGATCGCAATCTGCGCTTTGCGCTCGCGCGTTCAGGGCTCATGGGAGGATCTGCGGCCGCTGACGCAGGCCGACTCCTCGGCGAGGAATATACGCGCGGGATCCTCGAGGCGGAGCGGCGCGCTCAAGGTGCACTCGCTGATCTCATGAGCCAGGACCAGCAGGCACGGTTGAATGTCATTCAGCTCGCGCAGTCGGGTCTCGATGCGACGACGGCGGCGAATCAGGCCGCGCAGGCCATGCGTGCGAGTCTCGAGAGTGCGCGAACGGCCAGCCGCGCGCAGGGTTTGGGTGACATTTTCGGCGCGACAAGCGCCGTCTATCGGCGTCAGCAGGAAGCAGCAGAGCGCCGCCGCGGCTACGAGATGCCGATCGGCAGTCTGTATGGTGGTCCGTGGGGTAGGTGACCATCCGTAAGGTAGATGACCATGGGAGCAGCTCTGTTACCGCTTGTCATAGCGGGCGCTTCGGCGGGACTCGGCATGTACAACCAGCAGCGTGCGCTGCGCGAGCAGGACCGCGCCGCAGCCGCAGGCATCCTGCGCCAGCAGGAATTGCAGCGGCAGGCCAACGCGCGGCTGCAGCAGCAGCTCGCGGATCTCGAGCAGTCGAGTCCACAGGACGAGCGCGCAGTCTCGCAGGCGCAATTCCTCGAGCAACTGCGTCGCACACGCGCGGCACGCGAAGCGACGCTCATGCCGCTTGCCGGAGCGAGCGAGCGGTTCGCGCAGGACCTCACTGCCGGCATGGCAGAGAATGAAGCCCGTGCGCAGCGCATCGCCGAACTCATGGCGTCCGTCGACGCACCGGTGATGCAGAGACGCGCCGAGAGCGAACAGTTCGGGCGGCTCGCCACTGACATCGGGCAGATCGGCCGGGCCTCGCGGGGTGAGGACTTCCTTACACGGCTACGCATGAGTGCGATACGGCCGAACCCATGGATCCAGATGGGCGCGCAGATGGGACAGAGCTACGCGAACTACCTGGCCACGCGTCCGGGGCTCGATCCGATACTGAGAGATCCGGGAGCGCTCGCCTCGCAGACCAATGCTGCGGTGGCCGAGACGATCGGCGCGCCGGAACTCCTCCGCCCGTCGATGCCCAAGCCGTATGGCGGTCCGTATACCTGGCTGACGGGAGGCCGCCGTGGCTGACGGGTTCCGAACACTCGGCGATCACATCGCCGCCGCCTTCGGCGCGGCGCCTGATCGATCCGGCGCCTTCATGGAAGGGCGCATCCAGCGGGCGAAGACCGAAGAGGCGCTCGCGAATGCACGCATCCAGCGCGACAAGGCGCTCGCGCGAGAACAGCTGCGCACGATGGACCTCACGGATCCCGGCAATGTCGATCTCGCCACGATCATGCTGGGCGAGCTCGGCGCCGATTACGCGAGCTCGATGCTCGGGCGGCTCCGCGGGCAGGAGTACGACTTTCGCGCGCGGGCGGCGGATCCGGCAGTGCCCTTCGGCGAGGCGCAGCGCGCGCTCATGGGCGTCGCGACAGGGCCGGTCGATCCGCTGCGCGCAGTCGGGCAGGGCACGTACTACAACATCTTCGAGCCCGAGACCGGCGCGAAGACAACGCCGCTCGGCGAGGCGGTGATCGATAAGACCGTTGCGGAGACCAAGGCGGCCGAAGCCTTGGCCCGTGAGCGCGATCGCTCGGCGAGCACGCCCGATGCACCATCGGGGTATCGCTACACGTCGGCCGGCGTGCTCGAGCCGATCCCTGGCGGGCCTGCCGACCCATCGGGCCCTGCAGCGCAGAAGGACGCAAACAAGACGGCGCAGTCGCTGCGTAAGGAGTTTCGTAGTCTGCAGTCCGTGAAAGACTACGAATCTGTGCTGCCGCTCTTCGAGTCGGCGAAGAACGCGCCGGATACTGGCGCCGGCGACCTGCAGCTCATCTACACCGTGGGCAAGATTCTCGATCCGGGTAGCGTCGTGCGCGAAGGCGAGCTGCAGCTCACGATCCAGGCCGGAAGCCCACTGGAGCGACTGATCGGTACAACGAGATTCATCGTCGGCAAGAGCGGTCGCCTCACGCCGGATGTGCGCCGGCAACTCATTGCGATGTTGACCGAGCGCGTGAATGCATACCGGCAAGCGTATGACTGGGACTACGCGCAGTACGCGGAACACGCGCGGAATGCCGGCATCGATCCGACGCTCGTCGTCGGCTCTCACGCGGCGAGCGCCTATCCTGAGGCGAACGCTCCAGTGCGCGTGACTTCGCAGGCCGAGTACGCCGCACTGCCGAGCGGCACCGTGTTCATCGCACCGGATGGCACGACGAGGCGTAAGCCATGAGCGCGCAGTGGTGGGAAGTCGCCCCGCTTGTCGAACCATCGGCGCCGCAGCCGCGTACGCCGCGGCCGCCGGCATCGCAGGCACCAGCACCGCAGGCGTCAGCACCGCGCGCGGCGCAGAACTGGTGGGACGAGGCGCCCGTCGTCGAGGCTGCGGAGATCAGCGAGTCAGCGGTCGGCCAACAGCCGATCGGGCTGAGCCCGCGCAATGTCGGCGTTGGCCTTGCCGAGTTGCTCGCCTCTGGAGTGACTGGCACGGCTGCGATGATCCCAGCAGGCTTTGCGGGGCTCGGCACCATGGCTGGCCGCGCACTCGGCCTCACAGAGGCCGATCCTGCCGATGTCGTGCGCAGCATCGAACATAGCTTGACATATGAGCCGCGATCCGCAGCAGGTCGAGCTGGCGCAGAGATGCTTGCGCGGGGAGCACAGTGGGTGGGCCGACAATTCGATCCCGCGCTCGCGGCGATCGGTCGCGTGAGTCCGACCGCCGAGAATGTCGTGAGCACGGCAGTGCCGGCGATCGCTGAAGCCGCGTCAATCCTGGTTCCAGCGGCGCAGCCCGCGCGCACTGCCATCCGCGCGGCGCGAGCTGCAGCAGCGGCCCGTGAGGCGGCCGCCAGGGCTCCAGCGCGCACACCGGTCGAGGTGGCGCGCGCCGCTGGTTACCGCCTCAAGCCCTCGGAGGCCGGCGGCAAGGCCGGCACCATCGCCGAAGGGCTCTCCGGATCCGCGCGGCTGGAACGCACGCTCGTGGTGAAGAATCAGGCCGTGACGGATCGCCTTGCGGCCGAGGAGATCGGCCTCGAGCCGGGCAAGCCCATCACGCAGGCGGCGCTCAAGCGCGCCAAGCAGCCGCATAACGCTGTGTATGACGAGCTCGGTCGCACGCTGGGCACGTTCGACACCACGCCCGAATTCATCGCGGACCTGCAGAAGGCGATGCCGACGCGCGGTGCCACGCGGCGCGTGCGGGAGGACATCGCCGATCTCATCGCCGAGCACAGCCTCGCGACACTGGATGCGAAGGACGCGATCCAGATGACGCGGCAGTTGCGCGCGAAGAGCGCCAAGATGATCCGCTCGGACGATCCGGACGTGGAGACCCGCGGCTATGCGATGCGCGCGATCTCAGACGCGATCGAGCAGGAGCTCGAGCGCCAGGCACTTCGGGTCGGTCAGCCGGATCTGCTGAATCGCTGGCGCGATGCGCGGACCGCACTCGCGAAGATCCACACCGTCGAGAGCGCACGCGTTGGCAGCAGCGTTTCGGCGACGAAACTCGCCACGCTCGCCCAGCGTGGCGAGCCACTGTCAGGGCGGCTGAAGCTCATCGCGGACGTCGCGAGCGAGTTCCCGAACGTCACTCGCCTGGCGAGCAAGGTGAAGGACAACACGCCGGTCACCGTGCTCGAGGGCGCCGTCAGCGCGGGCGGCACGGCAATCACCGCCAATCCGGCGTTCCTCACCGCGCTCGTGCCGCGGCCGGTGACGCGCGCGATCCTCGCCTCGAACCTCTATCAGAATCGCCTGGGTCAGGTGGCGATCGGTCCGACGCTCGAACAGCGTCTCGCGCAGTATTTCGAGCGTGCGCGCCCGCAGACCTCGGTCACGGCTCCGGTTACGACGGAGCCTGGCACGCTGGCGGATGAACTCGTGGGGCCGGGTGTCGAGGCCCTGCCATGGGAGCCGCAGAGCATCAGCACGCAACCGCTGGTGATTCGCGCAGCGAGCGACACGCCGCGTGATCTCGGCCTTGAGCTCGTGCCCGATCCTGTGCCCGGCGCGCAGGTCCTGCCTTCGGCTCCGCGCGTCGGTGAGCTGATGGCGGAGGTCCCGCCGCCGATCCGCGGTGACATCCCGTTCACGCCCTCCGCACCGCTTGCCGCAGCGAACCTCGCGGGCGAACTCGAGCTGCTCGGCGATGCGCTGAGCCGCGGTGTGCGGCCCGAGGACCTCATCGAGTACGTGCCGCCGCGGCCGCCACCGGCTGCGGCCTCGTTGGCCGGCGACCTCGAGCTCGCCACCGATCCGCGTGCGCTGCGCTCCCCAGCCGGTCCGGCAGCGGCGGATGACGCCGTCGAACACATCGAGCTCGAAGGCGACCAGGTGCGCACGACGCGTGCGCCGCTGGAGGATGTCACTCTTGCCAGCCCAGCCTCCGACCTGGTCATCAAGCCAAAAACGTCAGAGAAGGCGACGCGGGCGATTCGATCGCTCGCCAAGAGGGTTGCAGCCAATCCCTCCGACAACACGCGCTCAGTCATCCAGTACGGAGAATCCGTCAGCCCGAAAACCGTAGAAGCATTCCGCAAGGGTGGCGTCGACGTGAGCGGCTACACGCACATCATCGACAACTACGCGGTACGGCACACGCTGAAGAACCATGGCGATGCCAGTCGTGAGCTGGCGCGCGGACAGTTGCCAGTGACAGCAGATGATCTGGCGAAGCTGCCCGAGATCATCCGCAATCCAGATAGCGTGGACTACGCGGGCAAGACGGACCAAGGCCGCCATGCGGTGATCTACCGCAAGCAGGTCAACGGTCACGTGTTGACGGTCGAAGAGGCCAGAACAGGCCGGAAGCAACTCGCGTTTGTCAGCATGCGGAAGGTTGCCCGACACGAGCAGATGCCCGACCTTGCCGCGGAGGCCCCCGCTCCTAACGTCCGGAACGATGGCGGGTCGCTACCGCATGCTGCTGGAGAGTCTACCACTACGCCTGCCCAAGGCGAGCACATCGAACTGCACGGTGAGAACGTGCGCCGCAGCAGTGCGCCAGTCGAGCAGATCAAGATCGGGAGGGGGCGCAAAGGATGATCTCGATCGCCATCCATTACTACGACACGGACATCACGATTGGTGGCGAGCCGGTGACCATCCGCTCGGTGGTCCGGGAGCAGCCAGACGGCCGTCGGTACTATCACCATTCCGAGCTGGTCCGGGAGCGGGTGTCAGGAGTAGGCCCTGCACTAGGTGACCCAGCGGCGTCCCGCGAATCGCTCCTAGAAGCTAGCAGGGCCCGCCCCGCCGGACAAAGGCCCGGCAGCACGAATGTTAGCACTCCGGCGCCGTACGGCGAACACATCGTCCTGCGCGGCCGTGATGTCAGTCGCCGCCGCGCGCCGATTGAACATATAGAGGTCGACGAGGGGCGCTGATGGCCAAGATCCGCGTACCGATTCTCGGCACCACAGGCAAGGCGGTGACGCTGGACCCTCGGGCTACCGAAGGCGCAACGATCGGCAAGGACCTGAAGCTACCGGATGGTCGCGTGCCGACGCTCGAGGAGCTGCGGCAGCTGCTCGGGGGCTCGCAGCAGTCGGACACACCGACCCCTGGGCTCAGCAACACGCTCTGGCGTCTGATCGGGGAGATTCCCGCGAACGTGCAGCGTGTCGCAGCGCTCGGATCCGCGGGCCTCGTTGTGCGGCAAGCGGACGGGGGCTGGCTGACGCGGCAGCTCGCGGTCGCAGATGCGGCACGTCTCACGCTCGCCGATGCGGACGGTCAAGACGGCAACCCGACGCTCGATCTCGCGGAGGTCGATTACGTCACGGCCGGCGCGTTGCTTGCCATCCTGCTCGATGCTTACGGGCGCGTCATCGGATGGCGCCCGGCCGTGCTCGATGACCTCGAGGATGTCGTCATCACGGCGCCCGAGCAGCATCACGTCCTCAGCTACGACGAGAGTAGCGCCGACTGGATCAACGTCCGCAGCGGTCCGCAGTACCTGGTACAGACCGAGGACGAGCGCTTCTGGCTCGCCGATGAGTTCGTGCGCGGCATCAATCTCATCGGCGTGCGTTCCGCCGGCGCACCGCTCGTCTATCTGCCGCACGACCTGCCCCCGGAGCACATCGTAACGGTGAAGGACGAAGCGGGCAGCGGCCAGGTGACCGTGCGGATTTACTGACTCGAGATACCAGCTCGAGATACGAGCTGACGGGGGATACGACCGATGAAGATCGTGCAGAAGATTCCGATCGCGAAGCAGAGCATCCGCTCGATCGCGAGACACGACGATGCCGAGGCCGCATACGTCGAGACCGCTCTCGATCAGCTGGCCGCGTTCATCGAGGCCGAGC